AATGTTCTTTTAACATATAGCAATGAAAAAACAAAATATATCAAACAGCATCGAAGAAAATATAACTCCAGCAAACATTGGAGGTATGGGAGCTACTTTGTTACCAACAGCAACTCAACCCGGATCTGGTGATATTCCAGCAAGCAGTGGAGAGGCTGAAGAAGAATATAAAAAGAAAAAGAAAAAAATGAAATACTTAAAAACTTTAGAATCTTTCTTAAATGAAGGAACTGAATTAAACGAATCAATGAGCTCTTACTATTTTACTAGTCCAAGTGAATATGATCAGTTTTCATCAGAAGCTCCAGCAAAAGGAGAAACTAAATATCTAGTAATGGCTAATAATAAAGTAAGCTTTAACGGCCAAGAGGTTAGATTAGAAGGCGGTGCTAGATTTGGATCTACAACTAATAAAAAGATTCTTGGGGTTTTTTCAACACAAGAAGAAGCAGCTGCTCTATATAAATCAGCTATGAAAAAACCAGAAGGAACATTTGTTTCTTTCACAATGGGATCAGTTGTTGGTGAAACTAAGTTCAGATCTCAATACAATGAGATCGAAGGATATTTAGCAACAGCAAAAGTAAAGTAATTCCGAGTATCATCGGAAAAATTCAACCACATGTTGAAACTATTTAAGAATGCCCTGTATAATTACAGGGCATTTCTCATTTAAAAAGACAACTAATGAATCAATTCTTATTCAAACCGGAAAATTATACAGAATGGTCAGTGACATCTCTTAACAAAATTGAAAAAGTTATAGAATCATGTATCACTGAAGAACATTTAGATTCTGCTAAGATAATGATAGATCATTTTATTCTAACATTGGCAATTAACGAGTCATATCCGGATGACCAAGTTCAAGATATATCAAAACAACTATACTTATGTTTAAATCTAAAAAGAAATAAATTATGAGCTCTTTAAAAAAGAAAATAGGATTTACTGCCGGTAATTTTGACCTACTACATCCAGGTTATATTTACACCTTTGAAACAGCAAAGGAACACTGTGATTACTTTATGGTGTTTTTGCAAATAGATCCATCAGAAACAAGATTTACTAAATACAAACCTGTAATTCCATTATATGAGCGTTACAAAACACTAATGGCAATTAAATATATTGACGAGGTTGTTACATATCAAACTGAAGAGGACTTAATAAAGTTAATGGAATTTTATAAGCCTGATGTTAGGATTTTAGGAGATGATTATATCGGTAAGAGATTTACTGGTGATAATTTACCAATTGACGTAGTGTATACAACAAGATCACATGGATGGTCGACTACCAAATTAAAAGATCTTATCACAGTTCAGACTGTAAAACAAAATCCAGAATTAATAGATCGAGCAAAGAATGAAGATTCAACATCAGACGCTCAAAGATTAATGTTAGCAATTCGAGATGAAATTGCACAATATACTGAAGGTAATCTTTCAGAAGAACAATATAAAAACGGAATTAAAGAATTATTAGACAACGCATGAGAATAATCGTAACAGGTGGATTTGGATTTATTGGATCTGAATTCGTAAACTTAATTGGAAGAAGAAATCCATACGCAGAAGTATTAGTAGTTGATAAATTAACATATGCTGCAGATGCAAGTAGAGTTAAAGTACCTAATATTGATTTCCTTGAGATGGATATATGCGACGTAACCGCTGATGATCTAGGTGAGTATGATTATATCATTCATTTTGCAGCAGAGAGTCATGTAGATAACTCTATCAAAGATGGAAAACCTTTTATTAGAACAAACGTTGAAGGAACCTTTAATCTTTTAGAGTGTGCCAGAAAGAATCCTAATCTAAAGAAGTTTATTCATATTTCAACCGATGAGGTTTATGGAGATATGGATGACGTAGGTATTTTAGCTGAAGCCCGTGAATTCTACGGATTAAAAGGATCTTCTTATTACTCAGCGTCTAAAGCTTCAAGCGATCTTTTAGTTGAAGCGGCTGGTAGAACTTTCGGATTACCATACTTAATTACAAGAACATGTAATAATTATGGAGATCATCAGAATGAAGAAAAGTTTATTCCAAAGATTATGAAATCTATCGCTAACGATTTAACAATTCCAGTTTATGGAGATGGAAAACAAGTAAGAGAATGGATCGACGTCCAAGACAATGTTCAACTGATATACGGATTAATGCTCTCAGATCTTGAAGGGGAAGTATATAACATTGGAAGTGGAGAAAGATATCAAAACATAGAGATCATTAATATGATCGCGGAAATGTTAGGTAAAACACCTAAGTTTGAGTTTGTTGCAGATCGTTTAGGACATGATCGCAGATATGCACTAGACTCTACTAAAGTAAGAGAGTTATTTTCAGATTGGGAAACACTCTCATTTAAAGAATTTTTATTAGAACAAGTAAACACAATTAAAAACAAAAATCAATGAATGCACATTTAATTACAATGCTTAAAACCTCAGCAGAGGCTGATCGAGCAAAGGCCCTATTGTCTTTAGATCTATTAGGAAATAAAGGAACAGGTATTGGAGATCACTCTACTGGTGATTTTTACAAAAATGCAGAAGAAGCATTAACAATGTTAGTTGATGCCGATGACAGATTAGCAGCACTAAACAAATATTATGGCGATCTATAATATGCAAATTGTTAATAACTTTTGAAAAATAAGTGAGTCAGGATTTTCCTGGTTCACTTTTTTTGTTTATATTTATACTATAATTAAAACAAACAAACATGAACTACACAAGATTTAACAGACACGAATCAATGGATTCAGAAACAAGAAGAGAAATTATGGACCTAATTAGTGAGATTAGATCACATTCTTCTAAATTAGGAAATATGTTATATGGTTTATTCGATGGATATCTATACGATGAAATGCAAATCGAAGGATTAAAACTACCAACTGAATTGGCTAAAAGGGTTATGAAAGTTTATTTTACGTGCTCAAGATATCCTCAGTCAGAAACACAAACAGGGTTAACATATTAATAAATTTTAAAAATAAATGAGTCAGAATTTTTCTGGTTCATTTTTTTTGTTTATATTTACATATAACAAATATATAACTTATGACATTAGAAGAATTACAAATCTTATTAGAACGAGCAGCAGACAATATCAAATATGCACAGCCTCAAGATGAAACACAATGGGCATATAATGAAGGTATGGAAGATCTTGCGATTGAATTAGAAAACTTAATAACTAAAAATAAATAAAAACAACATGATCAAACACAAACACCCTTGGGAGTACAAAATGCACGCAGTTAAAGGAGAAAAGCCAACCGCTGAAGAATTTGCAGAGCTAGTAAAAAAAGCAACCGCAAAAGACGAAAAAGAAATTAAACCATCCGGCTATATGAATATTGATGGAATTCCCCATAAGATTGTTAAAGGATTTTGGGTACCTTTAAAGAGAATCAATTAGAAACATTTTAACATGTACAAGTATAATAGTTACTAAACAAAATAAAGAATGAAAAGTATATTAGAAGAAGCGAATGACATTGTAAATAACAGAAGTGAAGAAGCAGATCGTAATTATGGTCCTTTTTCAGAAGGCATGGATCGTGCTGCAATGATCTTTCAAGGAATGACAGGCCATGAAGTAACAGGAGCAGATATGTTTAAGGCCTTAGTAGCTCTTAAATTCTCTCGAGAAAGCTACAACCACAAGCGTGATAATTTATTAGATGCAGTTGCGTATATTCAAGGACTTGATAACTATGTAAACGAAAGTAAATAATGAAAGTAGCAATCACATCAGTATTTTCAAATCTAACCTATAATAGTAAAAACCACAGAGGCTTAGAAGCTACATATTTCAAACAACTCTTAGAAGAGAATGGATATGAGGTAGATTTGATCGGTAAGAAAAATAGAAATACAGCAGATTTTGATTTTTACGTAAATTACACAGATGCTGATTGGGAATCTTATGACGCAGTCTTTATTCAATTAAGTACTGCTAATTTCTTCGGAGGTCAAGTTGGAGAACATACAGAACCAATAGCTCGAGCACTTGCAGGTTATGGTGGTAAAATATACACACTCGTAAATGATCCTCGGATCGATTTCTTAGATCCAGTTAAGGTATTGAAAAGATTCAATCTAATCCAAGATCTTGAATCTGCGTGGTCCGAGATCATTGAGAACGCAACCTACCTATTCCCTGGTAAAGACATCTCAAAATACTTAGGTAGAACACCTAAAAACTGGGAAAAATTAGATTGGTTTACCTACATGTTTAAGCATCGAATGGCAGGCAAGTTAGATAACAAGCAAACTAATGCCTTATTTGATTTTGATGCTCCTAAAAAAGAATGGGATGTTATTTATTATGGAGATAATCGAGCAGCATTTAGAGAACAGCAAGTTCGAAAGTATATGCCACATAGCGAAAAGAGCCTACTAGTTGGTTATAAAACTAAAAAGGTTCCAACAACTTTCGCAAAGAAGATGGAACACTCTGTTTTATTAGATACTATTTCAAAAAGTAAAGCAAGTTTAATATTAGGAGACGCAGAACACTTAGATAATGTAACGACATTTCGTTTTTATGAAACTATGGCAAGCGATTGTCTAGCTGCAATTCAAATCGAATACGATCCAAACATGTCGCTGATACAAGATCCTGTATTACGTGAAAAACTATACGTAAAATCAAACAAAGATGTTGAGAAATTAGTAGCGTCCTATTCAGACGATTTAATCGCAAGACAAAAGAAAGAATTAAGAAACTTATTCGATCGATTAGATATAACCTTTAAAATAAATAAGTAATGGCAAATATAGATAATGAATGCAAAGATCTTGAAGTAAAAGACTTTTATGATCAATCAAATACACACCTCGCAGATATCATGGAAAACCAGAAAAAGATGCAAGAGCAGACTTATGGTTTTAACTTTGAAGATATGACAATTCGAGAAATCATGAACTTCTGGCACTGTAATACACATGCAGTTGTTGATGAAATTCACGAAATGACAGATGCACTCGGAGGTATTAAAGACGGAAGTGGAAATGCAGTATGGAAATACTGGAAAAAAGACTTTACAAAATACGATACATTAAAGATTTCTGACATGTCTGAAGGAGACAAAAAAGAATTGTATATGGAATGGGTAGATATTCTACACTTCTTTATCAACTATGCAGCCTCAATCGGATTAGACGCAAAGACAGCATACAACTACTACTTCGCAAAAGCTGAAGAGAATGTTAACCGTCAGAAAAACAACTATTAATGATATTAGATATTGAGCAAAGAGAAAAAGACGTAATCGTATCATATTACGATAAAGAAGGTAAAGTTGCATACAAACAATATCCTATCGCACAATATCAAAATTGGTATATCTGTGGAGAGAAAGAAAAAGGAGTAAGTACTGAATTTAAAAACTGGGATGGCCGACCTGTAAAACTAGGATACGCTCGTCAATTTAATAAATTCTCTTTAAACTATTTTATTGATGGATTACCTGAAAAAGATCGTGAAGAAATTTTAGCATATAATCTGCCTAAAACATACTTTGTCGATATTGAAACAGAAATCGTTGATGGATTTCCTAAAGCTGAAGAAGCTAAAACAAGAATTCTTTCATTCTCAATTATTACACCAGAGCGTAAAGCAATTGTGTTAGGATTAGAGGATATGGCTCCAGATAAAATCCAAAAGATTGAAGACGATACTAACGAGTATTTCAAAGACTTTGATCAAGACTGGGAATTTAAATACCATAAGTTCAAGAGTGAATATGATATGGTATATACATTCTTAATGAAATTCTTACCTAAATTTCCAATGATGACCGGTTGGAACTTTATTAACTATGATTGGCAATATATCGTTAACAGATGTAAAAGATTGCAGATAGATATTAGTGAGATTGGTATGACAAATAAGTTAGATCGTAATGATTCACGGCCACTTCACATTGGAATTTTAGATTACATGCAACTGTATGATAAATATGACCGTAGTGTGAAGGTTAAAGAATCTAACTCACTTGATTATGTATCAGGTCAGGTATTAAATGTTAAGAAGATTAAGTATACAGGAGGTCTGCAAGATCTTTATAGAGATAATTTTGTAAAGTATATTTATTACAACGTAGTCGATTCAGTTCTTGTATATTATATAGATCAAAAGCTAAAGTCAATGGAAGTTCTACTGACACTAGCAAATATTACAAAAATGCCTCTATATAAAGCAGCAAGCCCGGTGGCAGTTACAGAATCTTTGATGGCTAGAAAATTAGCCGAGCAAGGAATGAGAATTGGAACTGAAAAGAAAGAAGATTATGAAAAAAGCACTCAATATGCTGGAGCTTATGTAAAAGAACCAATCGTTGGATATTATGCCGGAGTAACTGCGTATGATTTTGCTTCACTATATCCATCAATAATGAGACAGTTTAATATTTCTCCAGATGCATACATCGAGCAAGTACAAAAGAGCCAAATTAAAGAAAGACGAGAAGATACTAATGTCATAGTTTGTGATAACGGTGTAGTATATTCGAAAGAAGATTCCGTACTTAGAAAGATACTTTCTGATTTATATTCACAAAGGGTTGAATACAAAAACATGTCGTATGATTACTTTACAAAGGCCGATAATCTTAAAAAAAGATTAACATAATATTTTTAGACGATAACCCTGACATGCCTGATTATTTAAATATATAATCTACCACAGTGTATAAGGGCCTTTAGTTTTAAGGCCTTTATTAGTCTAACAAGAAATTTATAAAAAGAAATTATTAAAATGAGCAAATCAAATTTATTTACAGAAAGAGTAGAATATAAGCCTTTTGATTATCCAATATACTACACTGAAGGATGGTTAAAACAAATGCAAGCCTTTTGGTTACATACTGAAATTTCTATGCAGGGTGATGTTAAGGATTGGAATGAAAAACTTAATAAAGAAGAAAAGAATTTAGTTGGTAATATTCTTTTAGGATTTGCGCAAACTGAATGTGCTGTTTCTGATTATTGGACAGGGATGGTTACAAAATGGTTTCCAAAATGGGAGATTAAGCAAATGGCAATGGCCTTTGGTTCACAAGAAACTATACACGCAACTGCATATTCTTATTTAAACGAAACATTAGGTTTAGAAGACTTTTCAGCCTTTTTACACGAACCAGCAACTGCAGAAAAATTTGAACATTTAACTTCAGTTGAGGCAGATTGGACACATGAAGATTTACAAGAAAATGCACATGCTAGAAAGCAAGTTGCAAGATCTTTAGCTATTTTCTCAGCATTCGCTGAAGGAGTTTCATTATATTCATCGTTTGCTGTTTTATACTCTTTCCAGATGAGAAACTTATTAAAGGGTATTGGTCAACAAATGAAATGGTCAGTAAGAGATGAATCACTTCACTCTAAAATGGGATGTCAATTATTTAGACACATGGCAGAAGAATATCCTACATTAAAAGATGATGTTAAAGCTGATGTTTTACAAGCGGCTGCCTTAATGGTTGAAATGGAACACAAATTTATTGATAAAATATTTGAAGAGGGAGATCTTGAGAATATGGAAGCAAACCACCTAAAGCAATTTATTATTAAAAGAACTAATGAAAAAATCGCAGAATTAGGATATACTGATGGTCCTTTTATGGAATATGATAAAGATCAAGCAGCAGAACTTGATTGGTTCTATCACTTAACTGGAGGAACAACACACACAGATTTCTTTGCTGTTAGGCCTACTGATTACTCAAAAGCCGGTGAAGACGAAAACTGGGACGAAGACGAACTTTTTTAAAACTATATAGAATATGAATAAAGAAACAAAAAACCACGGAGAATCTCTTGGATGGGAACTCGGTGTAGATTTTCCACTTTGGGGAAATACAGAGATATATGTTAAAACAATTAGCAATGGATATTTAATTGACGATGAAACCCCAAAAGATGCATACTGGAGAGTCGCAACATCAGTTGCAAAAAGATTACAAAAACCAGAATTAGCAAGTAAGTTTTTCGACTATATTTGGAAAGGTTGGCTAAACTTAGCTAGCCCGGTGTTATCAAATACCGGATTAGAAAGAGGTTTACCAATTTCATGTTTTGGTATTGATGTAGCAGATTCTATCCATGATATTGGCGCTAAAAACTTAGAGATGATGTTATTAGCAAAGCACGGTGGAGGAGTTGGAGTTGGTATTAACCAAATCCGACCAGCGGGAGCAACTATTCGTGGAAACGGAACCAGTGATGGTGTTGTACCTTTCTGTAAGATTTATGATTCAACAATTCTTGCAACTAACCAAGGTTCTGTAAGACGTGGAGCTGCTTCAGTTAATATTGATATTGAACACAAAGACTTTTGGGAATGGTTAGAAATCAGAGAGCCAAAGGGAGATGTAAATCGCCAATCATTAAACTTGCACCAATGTGTTATTATATCTGATGGGTTTATGCAAAAAGTAAAACAAGGAGACAAAGAAGCACGTAAAAGATGGACCGCAGTTATTAGAAAAAGACGTTCAAGCGGAGAGCCATATATTATGTATAAGGGTAATGTGAATCGTATGAATCCAGAAGCATACAAGCAAAATGGATTAAAGGTTTATATGACAAACATTTGTTCTGAAATTACACTACACACTGACGAATCACACTCATTTGTATGCTGTTTATCTTCAGTTAATCTTTCAAGATACGACGAATGGAAAGATACTGATTTAGTTTATACTGCAACTTGGTTCCTTGATGGAGTTCTTGAAGAATTTATTCAAAAAGCAAAGTATATGCGTGGATTTGAAAACTCAGTTCGTTCTGCTGAAAAAGGTAGAGCGCTAGGACTTGGAGTTTTAGGATGGCATACGTATTTACAAGACAGAAATATTCCATTTGAAGGGTTAACAGCAAGTTATGAAACTCGTAAGATATTTTCACAAATTAAAATTGAAAGTGAAAGAGCATCTAGAGATATGGCAATTGAATTAGGAGAGCCATTATGGTGTGTTGGTACAGGAATGAGAAATTCACACTTACGCGCAATCGCGCCGACAGTTTCTAATTCTAAACTAGCAGGTAATGTTTCTCCAGGTATCGAACCTTG